TTTAAAATAAATTTATTTATTTTTAAATAAAAAATTATGTACGTTATAGTAAAACATATTAAAATGAATGATAATAAAAAAAGAGTTCCCGTAATTCTATTGAATAGTGATAGTGAAATTTGGGAATTTGATAAAAAAGAAAAGGCTGAAGAAATGAGAGATATATTTCAGAATAATTCTGATTCAGGACATGAATATGAGGTTAAAATAATATAATATGGAAGACATATTTGAAGATCTACATAATGAGTTTATAAATTCAGAAGATTTTGATAAATTTTTATACGAAATCAAAAATTTTCAAGAAAATAACTTGTCAAATTAAAAAAAACACTTATATTTGTAACATAAATTAAAACTTTTAGTAATAATAATATACTTATAATAAAAAAATGAAAACAAATCTTAGACATATGGTCCTTTGTAACAAACCGAACAATCAGTGGTCGTTTAGTTATATTACGCCTAAACCGTCGAGGGTATTTTCACTTATGAGTTAAAAACGTTTAACAAATAAATAAAAGAAATGTAAAACCCGAGACGTAAAAATCTCGGGTTTTTTGTTTTATATTGGTTTCTTAGTATAGTTTGGTAATATCCCGGCTTTGTAACCCGGAGTCATCGGTTCGAACCCGATAGAAACCTCAAAAGAAAAAGTTCTTTGACATATTGGCCTTATAATGTTCCCTCGTCTAATGGCAGGACACGCGGTTTTGGTCCGTGGAATCGAGGTTCGAGTCCTTGGGGAACAACATTAAGGAAGGGTAATCACAACGGCTTGTGACTCCGTCTTGAAAACGGCAGGTACTGAAAGGTATGGGGATCGACACCTCACTCTTCCTCCAAAAAATAACGAGTGTGTGGTGTAATGGTTGCACAGGATGTTTGGGACATTCGGGAGACGTTCGATTCGTACACATTCGACAATCGTATAAAAAGATTTTGACTAAAAGTGATTTTTACGACAAACACAAATATTTATTAATATGGAAAGAGATATTATAAAAAACAGTAAAACAAAATCACAAGCGGTTCGGTCTATATATGGATATGATAATGGGACATCAAGAAGAAAGTTTGAAAAACTTATTAAAGAAAATGAAATTGACATTTCACATTTATCTAAACAACCTTTTATATATGAAAGAAAAATAAAAGATTGTCCTGTTTGCGGAAATAGATTTGAAACAATGGTTAACCATAAAAGAGAAAAAACTACTTGTTCTCATTCTTGTTCAAATACATATTTCAGATCAGGAGAAAATAACCCAAACTATGGTAATTTATCTGGTGAAAAAAATCATTACAGACGAATATGTTTTGAACACCATAAAAAAGAATGTGTTGTTTGTGGGGAAAATAAAATAGTTTCCGTTCATCATTATGATGAAAACCATAATAACAACTCAATTGAAAATTTGATACCGTTATGTCCGACACATCATCAATATGTCCATTCAAAATATAAAGATGAGGTTATAGGAAAAATTGATGAATATAGAAATAAATTAAATAAACAAATAAAAACAAGTGTTATGGAAAGTGACAAGTATGACAAACAGAAGATCTCGTAGCTCAGTTGGTTTAGAGCACTCCACTTTTAATGGAGGGGTCGTGAGTTCGAACCTCACCGGGATCACAAAAATTTGGTAGAATTAAAAAAACCGTTATCTTTGTAATATGAAAACGGTAAAAGAAATTAAGAAAGGACTACCAAAAGGAATGGTTAAAGTTGGTGAAGAATGTGAAAGAGCTATTGTACGTTTAGTTAAACAAGGACAAACTCAAGAACAGGCAACAAATACGGTTTTAAATCTTCTTAAAGATAGTAAACCTTATTTAGACCAAGGATTGTATTCAACTACAATTCAAAGCATTAAAATGATAACTTCATAACACACTCTTAGCTCAGCAGGTAGTAGCGGTTGTTTTACATACAACAGGTCACAGGTTCGATCCCTGTAGAGTGTACAATAAGGGAGAGTTGAGCAATTGGTTGGCTCAGCAGACTGTAAATCTGTCGTCGTGAGACCTTGGGGGTTCGAGTCCCTCCTCTCCCACAAAAAAAAATGGACAAGTAGCTCAATTGGTAGAGCAATCGGCTGTTAACCGATAGGTTGTAGGATCGTACCCTTCCTTGTCCGCAATAAGTTCACGTAGCTCAATTGGTAGAGCGCCGATCTGATACGTCGGAGGTAATGGGATCGTAACCCGTCGTGAACACAATGGATATCCCGCTTGTTCCGTATGGGGTTATAAAGACGAATCGGTTAACGGAACCCCAAATGGAGGTCTTGCCTTAGTAGACTAAAGATTCTATATGTCATCCACAAATGGAAAGTAATCCCTGAAGGCGACGGGACTTGTTTGCTAAACAATGTGATCGGTGAGAAACCGATTGTGGATCGTTACCACTGCTTTCCTCAACATGCCGATAGAAAAGGTTTTCGGTCCGGGCTCATATCCTGGATGTCATTGGGTTCGATACCCTTTATCGGTACTACATGGTGTATGTAGCTCAGTTGGCAGAGTGCTTGATTGTGGTTCAAGAGGTCATGGGTTCGACCCCCATCATACACACAAATAGTTCACAACGGACAAGGCTTAGGCTCAAAATATAGGGTGGTATTCCCTTTATTCCCTGGGGTGGGTGGCGAGTGGTTGACCAGAGCTATTTATACCTTCGTAGTTCAACTGAATAGAACCCGTGACTACGGATCACAAGATGGGAGTTTGAGTCTCTCCGAAGGTACAAAAGATGATAGGAAGCGTAGAACAACGGACACGGAGGGGTGTTCGCAAGGGTACACACTAAGGATAGGTATTCAATCTTAATTGTATTGATGTAACAACCCAACTCTCTAATGGTGTGTGAAGTCTGAGGACGAGATTCCTGATAAAGTTGTTCATCATCTTTTATTTGCCCCTTTCGTATAATTGGAAGTACAACGCTCTTCTAAGGCGTCAGGTCGGAGTTCGAGTCTCTGAGGGGGTACAAAAACAAGCGTCTCTGGTGTAAAGGGAGCATGATGGATTCCAAACCCATCGGTCAGGGTTCGAATCCTTGGGGACGCGCTAAAATAAGGAACTATGGTGTAAGTGTGGTGTGTCACGCTGGACTGAAAATCCAGAGGTTACGGTTCGACTCCGTATGGTTCCACAAAAAAAATAAGGAAGACAAAATGTCTTCCTTATTAATATGTAGTTATGTTATACTATATTTTATAGTAATGATTTGGCACATACCATTTCACATTCTTTTAATGTTTTGTATTTTCCCATTGGACTTTGAACACACCCTTTAATATTAGTACATTCATAATAATTATTTTGATGTGGTAGTGGTTGTTGTTACGTCACCTTTACAAGGAAAAGCATATCTTACATCTCTTATGGTTGCCGATCTAATTGGTTTTTTTCTATCCTCAAAACCTTTTAAACTATCTTTTCTTATACATTCTTTTAATACATTAACTCCAAATCTACAAGAAGATTGAACTACTGTACCGTCACAAAGAGTGTATTCAATACCTCCATCAGAAATACAAGTAAATGTAACTGAACTAAAACAATATATTGTATCTAATTCTTTTATCCTTGTGCTTATATCTTTTTGCCAATCCTCAATAGCAAAACCATCGTATGATGGTGTAAGTTTTTGACCAAATTTGCGATTAGATTCATTAAAACTATCTGATAAAATTAACATAAATGAATATGCGTTTATTAACTTCTGTTTACTTGTCTCGTTAGGAATAGATGTAGATTCTCCAAATAAGCGATTGTTTAGTGATTTTTTAATAATATACGTTTCCTTCATTTTTTTTGTTTTTTTTTAAGTTTATTTACTTTATAAATATTTTCATAAAATAAAAAAAACCATTATATTTGTATTATGAAATATTTACCATACGAATCTACAGGAAGTGCAATTAAAGGTTATAGTGATTCTGTAACCGCAAGAATTGAAACAAATGATTGTGTTGTTAGGGCGTTTGCTTCGGCGTTTGATGTATCTTATGATTATGCTCATAAATATGTTGCTGAAGAATTTAATAGAAAACCAAGAAAAGGAACATATTTTACAACATCCAAATTGGTCAAACTTTCTGAAAGTTTTATAAAGGTTAACGGTAAAAAACTTATACCTATTGGGACAAAAAGTAATAGTTTAGTTTACCCATATTCACTTTCATACGAAGTAAAAGTAAAGGGTGAAAAAGTAAAAAGACAAATGACTGTAGGTACGTTTGTAAAGAAAAACCCTAAAGGTACTTTCTTTGTTTTAGTTAAAGGACATGCATTTACAATTAAAGATGGTGTTGTTATTGGAAACCCTGAAGATGCGATAAAAACAAAACGACCAATGAGGTCGGCATTTGAAATAAAATAAAATTTGAAATTATGAACAGAGTATTCAGAAAAGTAACTGGTGAATCTGTTCCTGACATTGTAAAACATACAATTGACATAATAAAAGAATGTCCTTGGGTTGAGGTACATATTGGGACTGACTCACAAAACCATAGAAGAAGTACGGTCTATGTAACCGCAATTGCTTATAGATATGGTAACCGTGGGGTCCATTATATATACCACAAACAAAAGATAAAAAAGATTAAAGATAAATGGACAAGATTATGGAATGAGGCCGATTACTCAATTGAGGTTGCCGAATGGTTAACTAAAAAAGTTAATGTGAAAGTGGAAATTGATTTGGATTATAATAGTGACGATAAACACTTCAGTTCAAAATTGGTCCAACCGGCAACAGGATGGGCAATGTCCTTGGGGTATAAGACAAACATTAAACCTCATAATCAAATTGCAACAAGAGCGGCAGATCACCACTGCCGTTAATATAAGCTCAGGTGGCCGAGGGGTTAGGCACCGGTCTGCAAAACCGAGTACGGGGGTTCGAATCCCTCCCTGAGCTCATATAAATGCCTTCGTGACTAATGTAAACTGGCACAGCTAACCGCCTTAGAAGCGGTGTTTTTGTGGGTTCGAATCCCACCGAAGGTACAAAAAAATTAAAAAAACTTGACACTTTTAAAAAGTATTGTATATTTATAAAACAAATTAAAAAAACGCAAATGAAAAATTTACACATATCATTGTTAGGGGGCGATTTAGCTGAGAGAACTTTCAAGGAGAGGGTGTAATATTTTGTACATATAAAATTTTAAGACCCCTCTCCAAAAAAGAGGGGTTTTTTTGTTCTTTGAAATATTGGTGTGAATAATGGTCCGGTGGTGGAATTGGTATACACGACAGATTTAAGCTCTGTTGCTCAGGCTTGTGGGTTCGAGTCCCACCCGGACTACAAAAATAAATTTGGTAGATTAAAAAAAAACCATTATTTTTGTTTTATGATAACATTTGATGATATACAGTTTAAACCCCATAATTTTGGGGAAGGACTACACGGATTGATTTTTTTTCCAAACGGATATGGTTTGTCCGTCGTTAATTACAAATCACCTTTTGGTGGTGGAGGATCTTATACCTCAAGTAAAGATGATTGGGAAGTGGCAATAATTAAGGGTGACAAAGATAAATGGGAAATTACCTACGATACCCCAATAACGAATGATGTATTGGGTTATCAAACAAAAGAAGATATAAATAAATTAATAGTAACTGTTTTAAGATTCTAATAAAATGAAAACAAAAGAGAAAAATATCGTTCATAAGATGATCTTGGGTAGTCAAAGAAACGCCCAAAAAGAACAAGGTTTCTTTGATGGTAGATTTGTTGCCAGATCTATGGATTTAAAAAACCATTACACAAGGAAAGAAAAACATAAAAAAAATTTGGTAGATTAAATAAAACCTTGTATATTTGTAGAACAAAGAACGGGGGTAGGAAGTTAGAGGTTGGTGTCCTACTCCCGTGAAGAAAGAAGAAGTTGATTGAAATAAAAATAAGTGGTTGTAAGAAACGGGAAACTCGTAAAGTACATTAACCTGTTAACACAAGATGGTGAAACGAGAGTGTGTGTTAACTACTAAACTACATAAATTTGTCAGGTAGGCGTAATGAGGGACGGTACCCGAATCCACAAGTCTAATAGATCTCGACAGATGTAGATTCTATGATGGCGTAAGGTTGTCTAATCCGTGAAAACGGTATCCGGTTCGAGTCCGGCCCTGACAAAAAATTTTAAAATAGGTAAGTGGCGGAATTGGCAGACGCTCAGGTTTATTCCCCGTAAGAAGTCACCGAGATATAGCTGGGGATGTCTCTTGAAAAGGGAACTATATCGTACAGGTTCGAATCCTGTTTTACCTACATATCGCGGGATAGAGCAGTGGTAGCTCGTTGGGCTCATAACCCAAAGGTCGGGGGTTCGAATCCCTCTCCCGCAACACAATAAGCCAACCAAGCTTTACTACAATACGGGTTCATACCTGTGGGTTAGAGGTGACGGTCAGGAAAGACTGACAATTTATGCGGACGTACCAGTGGATGCTTATATCATCTATGCCTGTAGCGGTAAGTTTAAAACGTGGGTTCGAATCCCTCCGTCCGTACAATAAGCAGGTATCGTATAACGGTTATTACTTCTGACTTCCAATCAGAAGATCTCGGTTCGATTCCGGGTACCTGCTCCAATATGGGCCTGATGCCGACGGCAGGTCGACTGATTTGCAATCAGATCGTTTGGGTTCGATTCCCACAGTGTCCACCAAATAAACAATTAAAAACGAAAGAATGATGAGAGAAGTTTTATCAGGTACTTCAGAATCATCTAAAGTTAAATTTGTTAGAACTAACTTTAAATCTGATTTTGTAAAAATATTAAAGAAAAAACTTAAAAAAAGATTTGGTAGATTAAAATAAACCTGTATCTTTGTAAGACAAATAAGGAAAGTATGAAATTTATCAAATTGACAAATATGAAAGGAAATTTAATAGTGGTAAACGTTGCACACATCGGACACCTATATTCTATTGATGAAAAAGTGGAGTACGGAAGAGTTACTGAGAAAGCGCATACTAACCTTGGTGTTACCACTCACAACAATGGTGGGTTTAGAGTAACCGAAACTGTTGATGAAATTATGAAATTGATAAATAAAATGTAAAATTAAAAAATATTTCGCCCGTTGGACAAGCGGTTTAAGTCGTCTCCCTTTCACGGAGAAGAGCATGGGTTCGAATCCCATACGGGTGACAAAAATTTTAATTAAAACACGATTAAAAAAGGGGTTCGGTGATATTTATATATATGGGAACATGTATTAAATGTAATAAAGAACACGATGGGACTTTTGGTAGTGGTAAATATTGTTCCGTGAGTTGTGCAAATAGTAGAACTTTTAGTGAAGAAACTAAAAAAATTAAAAGTATTGCAAACAAAGGAAAAGATCCTTGGAATAAGGGTAAAAATTGGAAAACGATCAAGTCAAAATGTCAACATTGTGGTTTAGATATTGAACATTGGGAATCAACACCAAAAAAATATCATCCAGATTGTTGGTTGAAGTCATCCGGTGGGGTTAGAAAAGGTGCGGGAGTTGGTAAAAGTGGTTGGTATAAAGGATATTGGTGTGATAGTAGTTATGAACTAGCTTGGGTTATATACCAACTTGAACATAATAAAGTATTTGAAAGGAATACCAAAAAATATAGTTATTTTTGGAATGGTAAAAATAGGAATTATATTCCGGATTTTATCCAAGACGGAGAAATTATAGAAATAAAAGGTTATGTAAACGAACAAACAAAAATAAAACTTAATACAATTAAAAATTTAAAGGTTTTATTTCGTAAAGATTTAAAAAAAGAATTTGAATATGTTGAATCTAAATACGGAAAAAATTTTGTATATTTGTATGAGTAAATAAAAGGCTCCATGGTTGAATGGCTACAATACCGCCCTGTCACGGCGTGTGGTACGGGTTCGAGTCCCGTTGGAGCCGCCAAAATATAGTCAGGTGGCGGAATTGGTAGACGCAACCCCGAACTGCTTGTAAAAGTGGGTAATTAGATAATCGTAAGCTAATTATACAGGCTCAAATCCTGTCCTGACTACAATCAGTTGCTTGATTCCTGGTAGTATAGCAACAACCATTGGGATATTCGGGAAAATTCCGTGAATGGGGGCGTAAGAGAAGAGAAACTTACAACGGTGGAGTGCCTAAGACAAATGAAACGAGACATAGGGGTGATCTTATGTTTGACGCTAATCTCCACCTTTTTTAAATTAAAAATTATGACACCAGTATTGTTAGTATTATTTATATTATTTATGTTTGTCATAAGAAAAAGACGATAAACTTCAGTTCCCACACAGCGGTGAGGCGGGCTAAGTTATATACAATTCCTCGGTGCTGGGAGTAGAAGGCTGAAGAGTCGTTGTTTGTCAGGAGTGTAATGCGGCACGGTGCCAAGTCCTAAAGACACCACGGTCCAAGAACAATTTGGACACGAGAAGTTATAAGGTTGCTCATTGTGGGTTCGAATCCCACCCTGACATCAAAGGTCCTATAGCTCAGTTGGTTAGTAGCAGTGCGCTCATAACGCGAAGGTCGCAGGTTCGAGTCCTGCTAGGACCACAAAATTATATTTATTTTTTAATAAAATATTACTATATTAAAAATGGCTCCATAGTTAAATGGATATAACGAATCTCTTCTAAAGATTAGTTCCTAGTTCGATTCTAGGTGGGGCTACCATTTTTTTTAAAAAAAATTTTGCCAATTTAATAATTTCCTATATCTTTGTTTAAATAAAAAACGATAAGGATATGACAACAGACATCACAACTCAAGTAAGAAACTACAACGGTAAAAATTTTTTCATCTTGAAAATGAAGGACGCAATCAGTAAATACGGTTCTTTAACAGTTAATCAAAGATCTGCGGTAGAAAGAATCTTTAACAACCCTGTTGAAGCAAAATCAGTTGAAATGACTGACGACATGAAAAAAATCGCTTCTTATGAAGGTCCTAACTCTTTTGTTATTGAACTTAAAAACAAACTTAACCAATACGGTAAACTTTCTGAAAAACAGATCTCTGCCGGATTGAATCAAATCAACAAAGAAGAAAACAAAACTGTTGTTCGCAAAGTTAACGTTCCTGCGATCGGAGATACTATCAAAGTTGGTAGAAAAATCGGTCAACAACTTAAAGAACAATATGGCCTTAATTTTAACCCTATCCTTTTGGATATCACTAAAGTTTTGTCTTTCTCGGCAAAAGCGGTTAAATTCTCAGGTAAAATGACCGTAAAACGTGGCGATGTTTGTATGTGTTGTGCAAAAACTCTTACTGACGAGTTCTCAATGTTGACTAAAATGGGTAAGACATGTGCAAAACACATGGGTGTTGAGTACATCACAGACGCAAGTCAAGCTGATAAATTCCGTGAAGAGTATCTTCGTCGTGTTGAAGAAATCGGAGAGATGGAATTTTGGGTACCTAATTCTCAGATTAAATCTTGGGAAGGTAACACTCAAGTTCTTCAAAAGATGTCACACCTTTGGTTTAAATAAAAAGATTGTGGGGTTTGTTCATTATGGGACAAGCCCCGCTCATTTGGTATAGTTTTGGGTATTTTATTTATTATTTATTAAAAAAAACATTATGGAAATCTACGTAGCATTTATAGTCCCAATCGTTATAATTGGTATTATGGTAATATCTTACTTGTCTTATAAAGGAAGATAAAAAAAGGGACCTAAGTCCCTTAATTTTTATCTATATAAATTACCGTACCTATCTTGAAGTCTTTTTGCTTCTAACCAATCTTCATTATCTATTGCTTGATTTAAAAGATCATTATATTCATTTTTAGATGGTTCATATTCTTTTTGATTATTAACCCCAAGATAATCAAGTTTTGTGTCTTCGTAAGACTGCTCAACATATGGTAAAATCTCAGACTCAAGATCATCTAACGTATCAACAAAAGTTGGTTTTAAAATGGTATTGTAATCAGGTTTTGTTTTTATAAAGCAAAGATATTTTAGATCTCCATTAGAAAAATTGCAAACACCTAAATACAAAATAACATTACCTGTGGTAAATGTCATTAATTCGCTATCCATTTCACCGTCTTTATTAATATCAATTTTTTGGGAACTACCATCAGTTGTTAGATTAACCGTAAATAAAAAATCTAAAAGTTCTTGTTTTTTACGTAAATAACTTTCATCCTTTAATTTATTTTCGGTTATTAAAGGTTTAACATCTCCTGATTTGGATTCTAATAAAGTAAAAAATCTTTTTTTATTCATTATTTAATATCTGTAGATTCTAATAGTGTGTACGAAAATTTGTTCCCCCAAATTTTTGAAGCCTTTTTACATAAAGACATAAACACATCAAAGTCTTTTACTCTTTTAAATACTTGGCAACCTTCAGACCAGTTCTCAACCCACTGAGAATCTTGACCTGCTTTGTGAATGTTAATACCAAACATACCTGTATCTGTTTTTGTTTCTTCAAAAATTAAGTCTTTGTTTGCGTCTCTCCAAACAGTTACGTTACCATTTCTTTGACAAAGCGCTTCATATTTACCTTGATGTAAATCAATTTTCCATACACCTCTGTATTGTCCCGGTACTAACCTTGCAACACCATTTTTGTTGTGGAATTGTTGAACTCCCTTTTTACCTGGATCACATGTTGCCATCCAACAATAGTATTGCCAAACACCTTTTTCATCTTTAAATGAAAGTGTAAGGTGATCATCAAACACGTTAGTTACTTTTTTTGCAACTGAAGGTGCATTGTTTCTTACTCCTACGATATTCACATCGTAACTTTTGTTTGAGGTATCTTCAAACCAAACATACCCCTTAGCCTTTACGGCCGCTTCAATTTGTTCTCTTGTATACATAATAATTAATTTTCAATATAAATATTATGAATTTTGAAAAGTAAAGAGTTTCTACATATTTATTGATATGACTAAATTATCTAAGATATCTTTAATTATATCGTTGGCCGTAATGGTCACTTTTTTTACCACACAATCTCTTTTAGTGTTCAACTTTATCAAGTACATCGATGAGATTGGTTATTTTGGTTATGCTTGTTTTTTGGCCTTTATACCATTCTTTGCGGTGGTTGTTTTAGAATACCTAAAAAAAAATAAAGAAGGAAAAAAACACTCCAACTATATTAAAAAATTAAACGAAACTTTAATATCACAATCACACAACCCTTTATTTTATGAAGGTAATACAACAGAAGGGGCAAAAGTATTAACTAAAGAGGTTACTGAATCAATAAGTGCGGATAGATGTTCAATATGGTTATATAATGAAGATAAAAGTGCAATTATATGTGAACAATTATATATAAAATATGAAGATAGTTGGTATCAAGACATAACACTATATAAAAAAGATTTCCAACCTTACTTCTTATCATTACTTATCAACCCAATTATTATTGCAAATGACGCTGAATCACATACCGCAACTTCTTGTTTTACTGAAACATATTTAAAACCACTTGGCGTAAAATCCATGTTAGATGTTCCGGTTGTTTATAGAGGAGAAACGATCGGTGTTATTTGTATTGAATCATTAACCCTTAGAGAATGGGATAAGGTTGAAGTTAATTTTGCTCAATTATTATCTTCATTATATACATTTGCATATTCAATTAAAGAAGGTAATGAAATAGATAGAAGAAATAAAGAAACGGAAAAATTTATTAATGAATCATCGATCATCTCAATTGCTGATAAATATGGTAAAATCACATACGTTAATAAAAAATTTGAGGAAGTATCGGGTTGGTCGTTAGATGAAGTTAAAGGGAAGGATCATAGCATTGTTAACTCTGGTCTACAACCTGATGGATATTGGGGTAAGATGTATGAAAAAGTAATGAAAGGTGAAATATGGAATGACGTTGTTACCAATAAAAGTAAGTTGGGTGAACTATATTATGTTGATACATACATTAGAGCAAGATTTGATAAAGATGGTAAATTAGAAGGGTTTTCATCCATCAGACAAGATGTGACAGAGCTTAAGAAAAAAGAAGTTGAGATCCGTAATAGAATGAATGCGATAAATAAATCTAATGCTGTTATTGAATTTGATTTAGAAGGTAACATTATTTTTGCTAACGATTTGTTTTTAAATACTATGGGGTATTCGTCAATTGATGAAATAGTCGGAAAACACCATAGAATATTTATAGATGACGATCATTCAAAAAGTGAAGAATATAATCTTTTTTGGAAAAAATTAAATGATGGTGTATTGTTTACTGGTGAAGTTACAAGAATTAAAAAAGATGGGTCCATTGTATATCTGCAATCGACTTATAACCCAATTGTTGGTTTAGACGGTAAAATTTATCGTATTATGAAAATAGCCACTGATATCACTAACTCTCATGAACAAAGAAAAGAGATTGAAAAGAAAAACACTTACTTAGAACATGCAGCAAAGATATTAAGACACGACATGCATTCAGGTATTAATACATATATGCCAAGAGGATTAAGTTCTTTAGAAAGAAGGTTAAGTTCTGAAGATATTACATCATTAAAAATTGAGGCACCTATTAGAATGATTAAAGAAGGTTTAAAACATTCTCAAAAAGTATATAAAGGTGTCTATGAATTTACTAATTTAGTTAAAAAAGACGTTGTTCTAAATAAAACGGAATGTAATTTAAAAACCATTCTAACTGATTATTTGTCATCAACCGCATATTTAAGTCAAGTAATTATTGAGGACTTACCAACAATAGAAGTAAACGAGGCGTTATTTTGTACTGCAGTAGATAACCTTATTAGAAATGGTTTAAAGTATAATGATTCTGACACTAAGTTTGTTAAAATTTATTCTGATGAGAATAATATATACATTCAAGATAATGGTAGAGGGATTACACAACAAGATTTTGATCACCTACGTAAACCATACATAAGAAAAGAAGGGCAAACAGAATCGGGTACTGGTTTAGGGTTAAATATTTGCGTTGCAATTTTAGAAGAACACAGGTTTAGTATAACATGTGAGAAAAATGAAATGGGAACGAAAGTAAAAATAAAAATAAAATAAAAAAAAACAAAAAATGATTGATTCAATTTTATTAGTGGATGATGAGGATTTATTCCATTTGGTATTTGAAGACGCTTGTTCGTTACTTGATATAAGTTTATCTTTAAATGCGTTAAATAGCTCTGACGAAGCGGCAAAGAAATTTGAGAAATGGTTCAAAAGTGAGGGTGATAATGATAAACCTGAATGTGTGTTTGTTGATTTAAATATCATTGGTAGTTCTTTTGATGGTATAGAATTAATTAGAAAAATTAATTTTGAATATGGTAATCACGTAGTTGTTGGGATCATATCATCATCAAATGAACCAGAAGAACAAGCAAAAGCAATCCAAGCGGGGGCTCAGTTTTGGATCATTAAATCTGATGACATCGAACCACGTTTAGAAGAATTTAGAAATGATTATGAAGGATATAAAAATAGAACTTTACCATTTAAAGTTTACAAATGATAAAAATAGATAGTAATACTAAAAAAACATTGATGGACTTATACGTTAAAAAAGGTATAGGTCTTGAAGGTAATATTACTAAACTTATTGATACTGAAGATGATGAGGACTTTAAAACGTATTTAAAAGAATGTGAAACAAAAGACGGAGACAAAAGAAAAAAACGTCTTGAGATGACAAAAAAAATACAAAAACAAAATGATGAACTCGTAACGTTAAATGAAAAAAACGAAAAAATGATGGAGGATCTTCAAAACAAAATCACAGAAATAGAAGAGTCCAAGTTAACATTTGAAGTTCAAAACAGAGAACTTAACGAATGGAAAAAAGAAAATTTAGAACTTACAGAAAAACTTCAAACAGAAATGATGAAGTCCGAAAAGGCGAGAGTTGATGCTGAAGCGGCAAAACAAAATGCAGAAAATGATTTAGATTTATTACAAAAGAAAACACAAAACGAACTCATATCCACAATAGTTAAAGTGGCTCTTTGGGTTATCATGGGTGTAGGTGTTGTTACTACTGGTGTATATGTTTTAACATTATTTGTTGGTAAGGACACCCAAGTTATTAGCGCTGCTTGGTCAAACATATTTGGTATTCTTTTAACAAACGCTTTTTCAATAGTAGGAACAATTATGGGTATAAAATACGCAACAGAAAATAAACAATAAAAACAAAAATTATGTTATTAAAAGTAGGATCTACAGGAGAAGATGTAAAAAAACTCCAAACAAAATTAGGATTAACTGCAGATGGTTCATTCGGACCAAATACAGAAAAAAAAGTTAAAGAATGGCAATCAGCAAATGGGTTAACCGCCGATGGTATTGTTGGTGACGGCACTTGGTCTAAAATGTTCGGGACAACTCAGGTAGTTAAAGAAGATGTTGTAATCACACCCGTTGCAGGACTAAACGTTGAAAAACTAAAGGGACATATTCCTGATGTTGTTATTGCACAAATTGCTGAAACTGCAAAAAAATTCAACATTACAACTAACTTGAGACTTGCTCACTTCTTATCACAATGTGGTCACGAGTCAGGAGGATTCAAGGCCGTTTCTGAAAACCTTAACTATTCTGCTGACGGATTAAAAAGAACCTTTGGAAAGTATTTCCCAGGAAACTTGGCAGAATCATATGCAAAACAACCTGAAAAGATTGCATCAAGAGTTTATGCTAACCGTATGAGTAATGGAGACGAAGCATCAAAAGAAGGTTATAAATTTAGAGGAAGAGGTTATATTCAATTAACAGGTAAAGGTAACTACACTAGTTTTACTAAATTTATTGGTGAAGATTGTGTAGCTAATCCTGATTTAGTTGCAACAAAATATCCTTTGGCCTCTGCGGCATTTTTCTTCGATTCAAATAAATTATGGTCAATATGTGATAAGGGAGCCGATGATGCAACAGTAACTGCGGTAACAAAAAGAGTAAACGGAGGAACATTAGGTTTGTCAGATAGAATAAAACATTTTAAGGAATATTATAACCTACTTAAGTGATATTTATATATAAATAAACCATAAAAAACAAATTTTATGAAATTATCTAAAGAACAAGTTATGGGTATTATCCGACACGGATTAACATTCGTTGGTGGTATACTTATAATGAAAGGGCTTGCAACCGATTCAGTTGTATCTGATATTATAGGTGCGGTTTTGACACTAACAGGTTCTATTTGGTCTATTGTTGATAAAAAATAAATTTAGTTAATAGACTTAAAAACCCTCGATTTTTCGGGGGTTTTTATTTTTATCTAATATTTATTATAAAAATTTAATTATTATGAAAAATTTAATTTCAGAATCCGAAAAAAATAAAATAAGAAAAATGAATTCAATAGAAGAAGGATGGTTCACCGATGCTATTGATGCGGTTAAAAAATCAGAAACATTTAAAACATTAAAAAATAAATTTCAAGAATTAACAGGGATTGAATTTGATGATGAAGATGATTTTGAAGTAAAAAAGGGTGATAAATCTGATGAGGTAACAAAAGATTATGAAAAATATAAAATTGAGAAACCATCGGACGATGATGAAAAATTTTATAAAAAAGTTTTAGAGAGGATTGATGCTCCTGTTACAAAAGAAAATTTGGCTTTCTTCTATGCGTGGAGACAGGCTGAAGGTGCTAAAGCAACTTACAATCCATTTAATACAACTCAAGATATGTCGGACTCAACTTTTTGGAATTGTTTAAAAAAATCTGGAGATAAATGTGTTGGTGGAGTTAGAAACTATAAAACAGAAAAAGATGGTATTGACGCAACAGTAAAAACTTTAACAAATGGTAGATATGATTGTATTGTTAATGGTTTAAAAAATAATAAAGGAGCAAAAGAAATATCAAGATGTTCTAGTTTAGATGTTTGGGGAACAAAAGATGGTGTATTAAGAGTTCTTGATCAAGGTAGATTAGATCCACCTGAAATATCAAGATCATTAGTTAAAAAAGTTTAATTATAATGGGTGAGTATGTAGGGATAATTATCGCCTTTATTACTGGAGTTATAGGTCCTATTGCGGTAATTTTTATAAAAAATAAACTAGAGAAAAAACCTAAGGCGGACATGGTTATGGACACCCTTAGAGTTAGTGAATTAGTTAATACAAAAATAGAACATATAAAAGAAGAATTTAATGCTGATAGAGTCTGGGTTACACAGTTTCATAATGGAGGAAACTTTTACCCAACAGGAAAATCAATGGCAAAATTCTCAATAATATATGAAACAGTTAACCCTGGAGTACAATCAGTACAAACCAATTTCCACAATATACCCGTTAATTTATTTTCTAAATCTATAAATGAATTATTGATTAATGATATTATAGAAATACCCGACTATAAAGATGATACGGTGGCAACATTTGGTTTAAAATATATTGCGGAAGATACTGGGTGTAAATCAGGTTATTTATTTGCAATTAAAACAATTGACGATAGATTTATTGGTACGTTAGGTTTGGATTATACAAAAAGAAAAACAAAACTTGGCATAGATTCTATAAACCATCTACAAGTTCATGCAACTTCCCTTGGTGGAGTTTTAATGACACATTTATTACAATAATTTTTTTAAATAAAAAATATTCCATATCTTTGTTGGTATGAATATTTTCTTTTTAGATTTTGATACCCAAAAGTGCGCTCAATACCATTGTGATAAACACGTTGTTAAAATGATATTAGAAACCGCGCAACTTTTATGTGGTGTACATTGGGTTAATGGTAATGAAGCACCATATAAGTTATCTCACAAAAATCATCCGTGCGCAATTTGGTGCAGGGAAAGTTTATCTAATTATTTATATCTTTGTGATCTTGGTTTAGAATTATGTAAAGAATATACATATAGATATGGTAAAAGACATAAATCTCAAGATATAATTGAATGGTGTTTAGATAACAAACCAAAAATTCACGATGTTGATTTTACTTCTCCACCTATGGCCATGGGTGATGAATATAAAATTGGTAACGATGTTATCGAATCTTATAGAAATTATTATAGAGAGGCAAAAAAATCTTTTGTTTCTTGGAAAAATAGAGATATTCCTGATTGGTTTTTTGTTGAAGTTTTTTAAACTTTCTTGACTAATAGATATATTTATTCTATGTTTGATATATAAATTAAAAAAAATGACAGAACAAGAAACACAAGTAATTGAAATTGAAATTTTTGGGTATATTAACGATAAAGGACAAAAAGTTTTTACACCAAATTTGGAATTTGCACATATAATGGCAACAAAATATGGTACTAACAACGTGTATATTGAAAAAAAATAAAAAAATTTACAAAGTACTTGACAAATAAAAATAAATGTCTTAACTTTGTAAAACAATTCGGAAATGACCGAAAACGTTCTTTGAAAATAGAATATCCATTCAGGAGTAAGAAATGAAACTGATAAAAGATATTAGGCCGTGTATGGTCTTTAAATAAACTGGGAAACCAGGATAAAGTGAACTATTCGTGTAAATAGTTTGCGGTTTAGGTAACTGAACTTAAGTACACAAGCGGGATACCGTTTAACCTTTAGTACCGAGGGCAACGCTGTAGGGAAAGTGGTTAGGTGATTGGGCGATGTGGGTCGTCTGATTGAGGTGGGAACACCAATAGGAATAACTCGTAGGAATATTGCAAAAAATAGAATTATCCAATTTTATTATTGCGTGTTCCAATATCATAGGATACTTAAAACCGAAAGGTATGTTTGTGTACAGGTGGTGCCGTTACAAACCCTAATGATTCTTTACCAAAGGAATTGTTTTGAAGTAGTCTAGAAATATGGAGATGGGGACATTTCAGAGAGTAGTTAAGTATCGACTCGTTCAAAAGATGAGTTGGCTTGGTTGACGGACCACTACTTTCACAATCCACAACACAAATACTTTATGGAAAGTAATGATTCTATTATTAACTACAGAAAGGAAAAGTGTCCGTCAGGTTTGGATGAAAGGTGACTACATAGTAATGAGCCGTTCATTGCACACAAGGATCCCAAGTCTAAGTGTAATTATCCGAAAAACCTTTAGTCCCGCAAGGACGAACTGGGGAGGCATCCTCGGAAAGAGTCAAGTAAGATGAGAGTAATTCAAACCTCAAGGAGTGGTAAACCTAAAATACCGTCACTGAGAAATACTTCTCAAAAGGAAGTGGATAAGAGTAGAATAAATAATGACTCTAAAGGTTCTCATTAAAACGTGTAATCTCAGCGTTCTTTTTAATTATACATTTTATAAGAAAAAAATTTAATAGGGACAGTTTACTGATCCCTTTTTTTTTTAATTTTTGAATTTTTTTAAAAAACCATATATTTATCATAAAAAGAAAATAAAATAACAAATAAAGAAATTTAAAATTATGAAAAGAATCGTTAGATTAACAGAATCAGATCTTACAAGAATTGTAAGACGAGTTATTAGTGAAAGAAACATACTTAGTGAAGAATATGTTTTGGCTCCAGTTCCTGGAAATTATAGTGTATCATGGATGAGAGGATTATTAGGTGTTGTAATGCCTACTTCAACACCTGACGGTGGATATCAGTATGGATTTTTTAATGATGCAAATAAAAATAAGAGATTAAAAGTTAGCGGATACATTAAAAAAGGTAAATACCCATTCAAGTTTCAAGGAGGAAAGGCTATAGTACAAACACCAGAATTTAGCTTTACTTTATCACAATTTGGACCTGATGCAATCACAAATAATGTTGATCAACTTACTCCTCAAAAAGCAGCGGCAAAAGGATATAAATATTATTTTGTGGTTGATACTGCAAGTGATGGAAGTGCGGTTTACAAATGGTCAAGTTCTTCAGGTAAGAGTTGGAATGCAAATTCCTTGACAAATACTAGAGAGATCTCTAGTGTAGCATGGGGGGCGTCAACAGCACCTTAATTATATAATATTAACACAAATAAAAAAAGGGAAAAATAAATTTCCCTTTTTTTATTTATTAAAAATTTTAATTAAGACAATTTAATATTAAATTTTAAAAAATCTATAATAACTTTTGTTATGTCTTTTTCTTTTAATACGTAATGTTCATTTTTAAACTGAACATTTTTAGTATTTGTATTTATGGTAATAACAATGTCCATGTCTGACCCAACACCCATCATATCAGTATCTTTGTATTTAACATAGTAAATTCCTGATTTTTTTGTAACGTCAACTTTTTTATTTTTTATGTTTTGTCTACCGTCAGTAAATTTAATAGACATAGTACCTTTTTCTGAATCGATTATATATGTTGTATTTGTATTTTTTTCTATTTCGTATCTTAAAGTATCACGTTTATATACAGATTGATTAACTTTAGTTACATTTAACGTAATTAATTGACTGAAAGTTGAAAACGAAATAAGAAATAAAGAAATTGTGAAGATTAAATTTTTCATGGTTTATTTTTTTATGTGATTAATAAATGATTACAATACAAAGATATGGTTTTTTTTCTTATTTACAAAATAAAAATAATATTTTTTTTATTTTTTTATCCCCACCACATGGATGGGGATTTAAATTGGTGGAGGTGGAGGGACTCGAACCCTCGTCCATAATATCCTGTCAGATAAGGACTACATGTTTAGGTTGATATTTTCTAATATCCCAAAATAGTTGATCTGTTCTTCACCATCGTAAATCAACAACCAATGGTCCCGAATCGGATTTAAAGAGCCATCCGGTGTGCTCTATCAATCTACGACTTCTGTTGCTAGGTTATATGTCTGCCGACCCCCCGTTTCCGTAAACTTCTTAAGCTACAGTAACTTCAGAACCTCTTACTAATCCAAGAGTTTCCATTTTGTTTAGCACATTGCCAGTTGTTTTCTAAGTCAGTTTTTAAAGAGATTAACTCAGTCCCTACATGCCCTTATTCTTCAGCCAATACCTGTCAAATCCAAAAACACCCCCATAATTTCAAAGAACTATATTAAATAAATATAATAATACAAATATAAGTATAAATTAACTTATATCCAAATTTTAATATATTTATCTTTATAATGTCTGATTATAGCGAAACATATGAATTTTTAAAAACAATCTCAGAGGGAGACACTTCAAACATATCATTTAATAGATGGTCATATCCAAATTTAATTTATGATATAAAATACAACAGTCAACATCCAGGATCTACAATAGTTTATATCGTTTTTGAAAATGATGAGGAATACTTAAAGGTCTTAAATATTGATGACGATGATGACATTTATATTTGGAACAAATTTATGGGGAATTATTATTATGGTTATGATTATGAATATGATAGATATAACGAGGACTGGAGAGAAGGTTATTTAATAAGAGAATTTAGTCCTGAAAATATAGAACTTGTTAAAAAAATATTGGCAATTTCTAACCCTACTTTAAATTTTGATATTAATGATGAAGATAGCGAATCTAAGGTGTCAAATTACTTATATAAAAGATTTGATGATATAGAGTATATAATAAATGACTACACTGAATTAAGTGAAGAATGTAAAACAAGGGCGGTAAAGAACGTTTTAGAATCTGAAACAAAAAGTCCTTTTCGTAAATTTGGGATAACTCAAGAATACGGTAGAAGATTTAAAACAACTGTTAATGTTTTATTACACTGGTATGATAATTTAGATGTTAAAGAAGCCGATTTAGAAGAATTACTACAGACATTAGTTTTAAGATATGATAAAACAGATAGAGGTGATTGGTATGAGTTAGAATATAATGTTTGGTGTGAGGATTTTGATAGAGATACTTTTGATAGAAACACTAAAAGTACGTTAGAAAAAATTATAGAGAAAATTGAAGAAGAGATTTCAGAAAATGTTGATCTTGAGGAAATAAACGATCTTTATAATAAAGTCGATGAACTAGGTGGATTTAATAGGTGGATTAATTTAAAGGAAAAAAAGGCTGAGGTTTATTTTAGAGATTTAGACACTAAAAAGGGAATTTTAACTTTTTATTATAGAAGTCCTGAAACTGGTAAAGCAACTGAGGATAGATCTGTTAAAGATATGGAGGAATTAAATTTATCTTTATACCATCCTGAATTATTTGAAGAAATTAAAAAAATCAAGGGGATTATTTTGTAATTAATAATTAATTTCCATATCTTTGTAAAATGGAAAGAGACTATAATTTACTCAAAGAGGTACTATCTGTACCTTCTAAAACTTATCAAGAAGATTTATTAATACAATTTATCTGTGATTGGTTAGAAAAAAACAATATAGATTACTATGTTGATGATTTATATAATATTTACGCAACAAAACAAACAGATGAAAATATAGAGTATTTTCCTTGTGTAGTTGCCCATACAGACACTGTACATAGTCTTGATACTATAAACGTAAAAGAAGAAATGTTACCTGACGCTCAAGGAAACGTTAAACTTTCTTTAAAGGCCTATAATGATGAAGGAAACCCAACAGGAATTGGTGGTGACGATAAATGTGGTGTTTATGCTTGTTTGGAACTACTTAAAGAATTACCTAATTTAAAGGCGGCTTTTTTTATTGCTGAGGAAACCGGATGTAAAGGGTCATTTAATGCGGATCCTAACTTTTTTAAAAATGTTGGTTATGCTATTCAGTTTGATGCTCCGGAAAACAATATGATATCTGAGTTTTTAATGAATAGACCAATGTTTAAAAGAGATAGTGAATTTTTTAATGTTGGTGGTAAATTAATTACAGAACATTTTCCTGGTGATACAAAATATCACAAACATCCTTACACCGACATTTATCCTTTGAATCAAAATTTTGGTTTATCCTGTTTTAATATATCTATTGGTTATTACAACTATCACACTAGAAATGAATATGTTGTTGTAGATGACACTTACAATGGTATTAAAGTCGGTAAGTTAATGATTGAGGAACTTGGTTATACTAAACATTAATAAAAAAGGAGGGTTTTTAATCCTCCTTTTTCTTTCTACCCTTTTTTGGTTTATTAACCACATCTACATCAATTTTTATTTCCTCATCAGAAACACTTAATTTATAATCAACACCCTCCAAAACTTCATTAGTTAATATTTTTTCAGAAATAAGATCCTCTATTTTATTTTGGATTGCTCGTTTAATTGGTCTTGCACCATATTGTTCATCAAAACCAACCTTACTAATTAAATCAATAACAGAGTTTTCATAAGAAACTTTATATTTCATAGATAGTAGCCTACCTATTAATTTGTCAATTTCAAGTTTAACAATCTTATCGATATGATCTTTTTTTAGGGAATTAAAAATTATAACATCATCTATCCTATTTAAAAATTCAGGAGCAAAAAACTTACTTAATTCTTTTTTAAGGATGTCTCTTTTATATTCTTCCTGGACCTCATCACTATTATTATTTGTTTTAAATCCAACACCACTTCCAAAGTCCTGTATTTTTCTAACACCAATATTTGATGTCATAATTATTAAACAGTTTTTGAAATTTATCTTTCTACCTAATCCATCAGTTAAGTGACCATCATCAAGCATTTGTAATAGTGTTGAAAATATATCTTTATTTGCTTTCTCTATCTCATCAAATAGAATAACAGAGTATGGTTTATTCTTAACTTGTTCTGTTAATTGACCACCTTCCTCATGTCCTACATATCCTGGAGGAGAACCAATAAGTCTTGAGATTGTGTGTTTCTCTTGATATTCGGACATATCAACACGAATCAAACTATCCTCACTACCAAATATTTCTTTTGCTAATTTTTTTGCTAAAAAAGTCTTACCAACACCGGTTGATCCCAAAAATATGAATGATCCGATAGGTCTATTTGGGTCCTTAATTCCAACCCTATTTCTCCTTATAGATTTTGATATCTTACCAACAGCGTCTTCTTGACCAATTACATTTTTATTAAGAACTGACTCAAGATTAACTAAAGAATTTTTTTCATCTATGTTTATTTTACTAACAGGAATTTTAGTCATATTTGAGACTACTTCATAAATTAGATCTTCGGGTATTCCCCTTTTACTGTTTTTTAGATTATCCTCAAATTTTTTTCTTTCTTCTTCTAATTTCATTAAAACACTTCTCTCCCTATCTCTAAGTTCCGCCGCCTGTTCATAGTTTTGTTTTTTTATTACATTAACTTTTTCTTTTTTAATTTCTTGTGCCTCTATTTTTAATAATTCAATCTCTTCGGGCAATTTAATATCTATTTGCATTCTAGACCCAACCTCATCTAAGATGTCAAACGCCTTATCAGGAAATTCACGATCTGTAATATACCTATCCGCCAATTCAACACATAACCAAAGTGATTCATCTGTATAATTTACTTTATGATGATCCTCATATTTACTTTTACTTTGTTGTAGAATTTGGAATGTTTCTTCTTTTGTTGACGGATCTACAATTATTTTTTGAAATCTTCTTTCTAATGCTCCGTCCTTTTCAAAATGCTTTCTATATTCATCAAGTGTTGTGGCTCCAATACATTGTATTTCACCTCTTGATAATGCGGGTTTAAAGATATTAGAGGCATCTAAAGAACCTGAACTATTACCAGCACCAACCATTGTGTGTATTTCATCGATGAATAAAATAATATTAGGAGTGTTTTGTAATTCTTCAATTATTACTTTCATCCTTTCTTCAAATTGACCCCTATATTTTGTTCCTGCCACTATAGAATTTATATCCAAAGAAACAATTCTTTTATCTGCTAAATTTTTAGGACAATCGCCACTATATATCATCATGGCCAAACCCTCAACAATTGCGGTTTTTCCTGCACCAGGTTCCCCTATAATAATAGGATTATTTTTTTTTCTTCTTGATAAAACTTGGGCTATTCTAAAGATTTCTTTTTCTCTGCCAATAACAGGATCTAATTTTCCTAATTCGGCTTGTTTAATTAAATCTTTACTAAAGTTATCTAAAACTGGAGTTCCTGTTTCTCCTTTCTTTTTGTTTTTTTCATTATCATCTACAAAGTCTAACATATTTAAAAGTTTTATTTAAATTTAATTATAAGAAAAGTAGTAGTCAATACTTGTCTTTTTGTCGGTATTTATTTATATTAACTGACAAATTGTCATATTTTCTATTATGGTATGATTTTAATAAAACACAAAAAAAATAAACCTTAAAAAAATAAAATATTATGTTTAATTGGAATGAATTTGATAAACTTTTTAATGATATGTTTTCATTTAAAAGTGGAATTAATCTTAACGATAATAGTTGGGAAAAAAAAGTTTTTAAATCTCCTGATGGTTCCTATTCAATAACCTACCTTACAAAAAATTATTCTAAGAATAACAATACTTCAGAGGAAATTGAATTTTTAAAAAATAAATTAGAGTTTGCTGTTGAGGATCAAAATTTCGAGGAAGCTGTTGAGTTAAGAGATAAAATTAAAAATTTAGAAAAAAATACGGAAAAAATTTATGAATTAAACCTTAAATTAGCAGAATGTGTTAAAAACCAAGATTTTGAAAAGGCTATAGAATACAGAGACCAAATAAAATTGTTAAAATAAAATTATGTCGGTAACAAGAGAAGAAATAAAGGGAACAAAAATTTTAAATGAAATACAATCATCAAATATTGTAAGAACAGAATATGATACTGAAACAAGAAAATTGATTGCAGAATTTAAAAATGGTCTTAGATATGAATATGAAGATGTCCCACATGTAAAATATACTGAGTTTAGAATGTCTCCTTCGCAAGGGACGTACTTTAATAAAAACATATCTAAAATTTACAAATACAAAAAACTATAATTAATGAGTATTTATTGTTATGAATACTCAAGATATAATTAAAAGTTTTGATGCTCAAGATGAGCTAAACCCAAAAATATGGGAAGAAAAAAATGGAGAGTATTCCATGAACCCAAAAGTTAGAGAAAACCTTTTAGAAATTGCAAATCTTTTTATTGACTTTTTAGGAGTCGACGTTTTGATAACTGATATCATTATGATAGGATCTTTGGTTAATTACAACTGGTCAAAATATTCAGATATTGATTTGCACATAGTTGTTAATTACGGACAATTTTCTGATAACACTAAAGAACTTTATGTTGAGTTTTTTGATCTTAAAAAAGTAATTTTTAACGATAGACATGATATTAAAATTTTTGGTTATGACGTTGAATGCTTTGTCCAAGATGAGGTTGAGACAACATTTAGTAGCGGTATATATTCTATATATTATGATATGTGGGTTAATGAACCTAAAAAAATAAGTACAAAAAACGTTGATTTAGATTTAGTTAGAGAAAAGGCAGAACAATGGATGAAGGTTATTGATGGGGTTGTGGATAATATTAAAGATGAAACTCCGGATACAATTAAATCATTAGTTAAAAAATACAAACAAAAATTAAAAAAATTTAGAAATTGTGGATTAGAAAAAGGTGGGGAATTATCAATAGAAAATTTGGTATTTAAACTATTAAGAAGAAATGGATATATTGGTAAACTATACGATATACCAACAGAAGTTGTTGATAAAAAATTATCAATGAATCAATAATTAAATCAAAAATAAAATAATAGCAAATAATGATATATTTATTTAATAAAATAATTTAATCAAAAAAATATACTATGGGAGGACTTAAACCTATTGGAAGTGAAAAATTAGGTGGTATGGATAAAATTCGTAGAATTATGGAGATTGCTAATTACAATCATTCATTACCTAATAAAGAAATAGAATTAAAATCAACAGAATATAGACTACCTCTGGCGGATGGTAATTCGTATGAAATTGTAAAAGAAAGACAAGGTTATATTATAAAAAGAAATATAACAGAATCTTATTCTGATTATATAGAACCTATGAAAAATAGGAGATATTTTAGATCATATTCTGAAGCATTAAAAAAATTAAATTTAATGGCCAAAGAATTTAATACTTTATATGATAATGATAAAGGGACTAATTTATTTACAGAACAGAAAAAATTTAAATTAAAGGTTGCCAAACCAAAGGCGGATGTTGCCCCTGAAGAGGCACCAACATTACCTGAACCGGCACCTGCCCCATCCTCATCACCTGATCCTATGGCTGGTGGAGCGCCTGATCCTATGGCTGGTGGAGCACCTGATCCTATGGCTGGTGGAGCGCCTGATCCTATGGCTGGTGGAGCACCTGATCCTATGGCTGGTGGAGCACCTGAAACAGGTGGATCACCTATGGGAGATGAAGAAGGAGACACAGGAATGGGGGATGAAGAACCAATGGGAGATGAAGAACCAATGGGAGATGAAGAAGGAAAAGAAAAAGGGGGAGTTTCTTTTAAGTTAATACAAAAATTAACAGGAAAACTTTCACAAAAAATTAGAAAATATCTTAATAACGAAGAGATGGATTCTGACGACGTTAAATATATATTAAATTCAATAATATCTTCATTAGACATTTCTGTATTAGACGATGAAGATGTAGAAGAAATAATAGATCGTTTAGAAGGTGAAGAAGAAGATGAGGAAGAAGGAGATACAGGAATGGGAGATGAAGAAGGTATGGAAGATGAAGAATCTCCAGAAATAGAAACCCCTCAACCACCAACTGAAGATGGTGAAATGACTGAATATGGTTATAGAAATAGAAATAGAATGCAAGTTGGTCCTTTAGGTACTAGAGTTGATAATATGTTTTCAGAATCTAAAGTTGACAAAATTATCGGTAAATATTTCTCAATCACAGAAGATGAAAAAAAATCTTTAAATAATAAAAAAAGATTAAATCAAAATATTTTAAAAGAAAATTTTATGGTTAATGAAATGGAAATTAAAAGATTATCATCAACCATTTCTCAAGAAAGAGCGGCATTAAAGTTTTTAGAAAAAAATCCAAGAGCAACTCTAATTGGGTCTACAAATAAAAAGAACTTATTATTTAAAGTTGGGTTAAAGGAACATAAAATTTCAACCAGCGGAAAAAGAGTTCTATGATGTATCTAATATACATAAATGGAATGGGACCTAATTATAAAGGTGACAACATTTATGAATTCATATTTTCAGACGCATTAGATGTTTGGGGGGAAAATTGGGAATCAAAACCATCAAATGGTTATCCATCACCCCCTGATTTTGAGTATGTTAAAAAAGTTGGGTCATTAATAAATGGAGAAATATCTTTAGAATTGATTCAAAATTCAGATGTTTTTTCAATGATGGACTCAATGGATGGAGTTATATCTTTAGGGTGGGAAAAAGAAACAAATGAAATCGATTTTTCAATAACTAAAAGGTTGGTCTTCAAGTTTGGAGAAACGGAACAAGAAGTAAAAGATAAACTATATGAACGTGATATCGTTCTTGAATTTGATAAAAAAGTAGTGTATGAGAACTAAAAATCATATTTTAACTTTACTTGAAAATGGGTTGTCGTTTAATACTATTAGTAATTTAAATGATAGTCAGATAAAAGTATTGTCTGAAAAATTTTCAAAGAAGAAAGAAGCAAAAGAAGCCCAAGATATAGTGACTAAAATAAAAAAGTTTAGTGCTGCTGAAGTCTCGGATGCTAAATCAAAAGGAGAATCACTTCCTGGAGGAAGAGCATTTAAATTAAATACTGATGGTAGTGTTGATGTTACGTTAGAAGGTGAAATGTCTGAAGATGACACTTTAAACGTAGTAAACGATCCTGATGCAACTGAAGATGGAATGGGAATGTTTGAATCTGATATAAAAGAAAAATTTGAATCTAAATCCCAACAAGCTTTGTTTTGGTCAAAATGTGATAACAGTAAAGGTAAAACAAAAGAAAAATGGTGTAAGATGGCTAAAGAATTTTCTGATAGTACATCCAAAAAACAATACAAAAATATGCCAGAAAAAAAACATCCTGAAAAAACAGTTAAAAGAAAAACAAATGAAAATTTAGAAAGATTTTTAGAAGACAAAATTCTTGATATGTTGGATGAACACATCAACCCAACTTTTACTAAAGGTAATATGTTAAAAACTATATCTGAAAAATCTAATAAATTTAATTCTATGATTTTGAGAAATCCAAAAAAGATGTCTATGTTTTCAGACGAATCAGGAATAGAAATGAAAAAAATGAAAAGACCTATATCAAGTATTTTTTCTTTAGGTGAAGACACAAAAGAAAAAGATAGAACTAAAGAAAAGGATAGAACTAAAGAAAAGGATAGAACTAAAGATAATCCATTTAGAGATCCTAATCCTGGTGTTGAAGAACACCCAAAAGCTGGGACAAAAGAAAAAGAAAGAACTAAAGAAAGAGAAAAAACTAAAACACCAACAAGAAGAAAAGGAAACCCTTTTAAAGATCCTAATCCTGGTGTTGAGGAACAACCAAAGGCTAAAATGGAAAAACAACAAAGTAATTTCATTGACGCTATAATGAACGTATTAAATTTTTAATAATGGGACATAGAGAACTTGAAAGACTAATAAGAAGAATTGTAAAAGAGGCTCCTGTTGATTATGGCGATTACCCAGAAAGAATGGACCCAAGAGTTCAACAGAAAATAGAAGATCCTGAAAATATATACGCAAAAAACAGAGGTTTTGCTGGTGGGGTATCTGACGTTGAGAGGTTGGCTGGTGATAGATTTAAAGAAATTGTGGATTATGTTAAAAGGTATTTTGGCACTGAAAGAAATATAACAGACCCTTCAGTTATGTCTGCAATTCAAATGGAACAAATGATGGCAGTTAGACAAGCCATGATGACAGAACCAAGACATAGAGAAAAACTTAGAGATCTTGCCGTTGAGATTGGCGCAAAAGAAGAAGGGTGGATGCCTCATGATATGACAATGGAACAAGCATTAAGAGAAGGGTATATTAAAAAAAGAAAATCTCGTGATGGAGGAACAATATTTGAATTTGAATTTTTTAATTTGTTAACGTTTTTAGGTGAACAATCAATAGACCCGTCTATTTTTCAAATTAAAGCAAAAGAAAATAAAAAATTACCAATACCGGCAAATTTTTCATTTGATATTGATGAGTTAACACCTGAAGAGCAAAAACAACTTGAGATTGAAAAAAGAAACATTATCAATGCTTATGTTATGGGTAAGGCAAAAAGAGGTCAATATGGCTATCAAGCATATAAAAATAGATTAGATGCAATTGACCCATCACTATATCCACTATATAATAAAATAATGGGGGCAAACGATTTGATGTATTTTACAAATCAACAGTTAATTGAGATGTTGGGTGGTAATGCTGCGGGTTCCGCAGGTAAGGCCAAGGCCCCTGAACCAGATGATGACGATGAAGATGATAATAATGATGGTGAATCGGAAGAAAAAGATACTTGGTTTGCTAACGGGTTAATTTTTCCAATACTTTTACATGAAGTTGATAAGGCGTTTAGTATGGTTACAACAAGAGAACAGTGGAGGAATATGGATCCTGAAATGGCAAGACAAGTTATTTCACAGACAGATACTATGGAGAATGAACCAATGAATTTTAGAGTTGGTGCTGAATTAGCAAGAAAAATAAGAACAATGTTACCTGATGAATTAGTTTTAGACCCTTCTGGTCGTGTTTATATGCCGTTCTTTGAGAAAGCCCTGTATGAGGTTCCGGCTGAAAGATTTTTAAAACAAATAATCGCTAATGTAGTTTCAAATAAAAAAGAAGACAATTTAAAGGCGGTAAAAGAATTTAGAGAGTTGTATCAAAAAGCAAAAAAAGAATATGATAGACTTAGAAGTGATGATGATGACGAATATGATTATGAAGACGACAATTACACTTATTAAATTTAATTAACCCACCTAAAAGGTGGGTTTTTTTATAAATAAAAATTGAGAATGTATTTATAATAAAATACTTTATGAGTTTAACAAAAGAACAAATCATGTTGGAGTATGTTAGGTGTATGAAAGATACTGAATACGCTTTAAAGACATATCTACAAACATATGATAATACAGTTTCTAAATATGTCCCTTTACAATTATTTCCAGATCAGGTTTCATTGTTAAAAGATTATGAGGATTATGAAGAAAATATTGCTTTAAAATATAGACAGGCCGGAGTATCAACAGTTACCGCCGCATGGGTTTCAAAAAGACTAGTCTTTGCTAAAAAAAATCAACCTGAAAAAATTCTTATAATTGCCAATAAACTTGATACCTCAATGGAGATGGCAAACAAAATAAGAACTTTTGTTGATCAGTGGCCTTCATGGGTTGGTGCTGGATTTTCTGTGGATAAGAACTCACAAAAACATTACAAGTTAACAAACGGTAGTGAGGTAAAGGCGGTTGCAACATCAAAAGATGCACTTCGTGGTTTTACGCCGACAATACTTGTATTTGATGAGGCGGCATTTATTGAGGCTGATAGTGATTTTTGGGCGGCTTGTATGGCATCACTTTCTACAGGTGGTAAAGTTATAGTTGTATCAACACCAAATGGATATGATCCAATATATTATGATGTATATAATCAGGCGGTTAAAGGGATCAATAATTTTAAAATATCTGAAATGTATTGGTGGAGAGACCCAAGATATGCAAAAGATTTATTTTTGGTGCCTACTGACGATTTAGTACATTACCTTTTAAATAAAGATGAACAAGATGAATCTAAACATATATCATTTGCACATCTTGATCCATACGAAAGAAATTATGAAGAAATTTCAAATTACTTTAAAGATGGTTACAAACCATGCTCAACATGGTATGAAAAAATGGTAAAAAAATTAAAGTACGACAAAAGAAAAATTAACCAAGAGTTAAATTGTGAATTTTTAGGTTCGGGTGATAATGTTTTTGATAACAAACAATTAGAAGAAATAAAAAATAATACATTGTGTGATCCTAGTGGAAAATTAATGGGTAACTCATTATGGGTATGGAAAGATCCTATACAAGGTCACAGGTATATAATGGGCATTGATGTTTCAAGAGGTGACAGCGAAGATTTTAGTTCGATACAAATAATTGATTTTGACGATAGAGAACAGGTTTTTGAATACGTAGGAAAAATACCTCCAGACGCTTTGGCGGAAATTGCATACAAATGGGCAATAATGTATTCGGCTTTTGTTGTTGTTGACATAACTGGCGGTATGGGTATAACTACAGTAAGGAAATTACAAGAATTAGGTTATAAAAACTTGTATGTTGATGGAGTCGATACTACAAGTATTTGGTCTAACACAACAAAAATGGCGGATAAAATTCCTGGTTTAAACTTTAATAATAAAAGAGTACAAATTATTGCCGCATTTGAGGAGGCGGTAAGACATAAGTTTAAAATAAGAAGTGTTAGGTTATATAATGAAATGAATACATTTGTTTATATTAACGGAAGACCTGACCATCAAAAAGGACAACATGATGATTTAATAATGGGAATATCAATGGCAATATATGTTGGGGAATTTTCATTTACAAAATTAGAAAAAGTAGTACAACAGGCAAAAGTCATGTTAGAATCATGGACTGTGGCGTCAAATGATTCTGTTGCTAAAGAAGTACATTTTAATCCTGTGTTACCTAATTTAAATATTAAAAGAGATTATTTAGGTAAGGAGATTAATTCGGCAACTAAAGATGATTATATAAAATATAATTGGTTATTTGGTAAGTAATAATATTTATAGCTATGGGTAGTATAAGGAGAAAAAAAAGTGGAAAAATAATTGGGGGATCAAACTTGATTGTTAATGGTGAAGGAATATATTCGGTTAAAATAATAGAGCCTACTTTTAGAAAAAAAAGTCAGTATAACACCATTGATTTCATAACAACCACAACAACAACAAAATTAGTCTAATGTAATATAATTATAATATATCACAATAAACTTTATATTAAAAAAATATAAGTTAAATTTTACATATGGAAGAAAATAAAAAAGATTTAACGGTTTGGCAAAGGTTATCCAAAACATTTGGACCCAATTCTTTATTGGGGATGGATGATCCTGTTTATAAATTTGATAAAAAAGAAATTTTAAAAACAACAGATAAGTCCCAATTTGAAAAAGAAAAATTAGAGATACAACAAACTTTATTTTTAAATGACAATTGGAAAAAAATTGAGAATAATTTATATAGTCAGGCGGTTTATTATGAACCAAATAGAATATCGGCTTTTTATGATTATGAATCAATGGAATATACTCCTGAAATATCTACAGCTTTAGATATATATGCAGAAGAATCTACAACATCAAATCATGATGGTTATATTTTACAAGTTTATTCTGAATCAAAAAGAATAAAAAGTATTTTAGTTGATTTATTTAATAATAATTTAGATATAAACACAAACTTACAAATGTGGGTAAGAAACATGTGTAAGTATGGTGATAATTTTGTATATCTAAAACTTGATCCTGAAAAAGGAGTTGTAAGTTGTATGCAATTACCAAATATTGAAATCGAAAGATTAGAGCGTGGTATGGAGACAAGATCTACAAATACAACTCCATCTATGAAAGAAAAAAATCTAAGGTTTGTATGGAAAAACAAAGACATGGAATTCAACACTTGGGAGATAGCTCATTTTAGATTACTAGGAGATGATAGAAAATTACCTTATGGTACTTCTATGTTAGAAAAGGCCAGACGTATATGGAAACAGTTGGTGCTTGCTGAAGACGCGATGTTAATATATAGAACATCAAGAGCACCTGAAAGACGTGTGTTTAAGGTTTATGTTGGTAACATGGATGATAAGGATGTTGAAGCTTACGTACAAAGAGTTGCAAACAAATTTAAAAGAGATCAAATTGTTGATTCTAAAACTGGTAACGTAGATTTAAGATTTAATCAGATGGCAGTTGACCAAGATTACTTTATACCTGTAAGAGATGCAACACAAACAATGCCAATTGAAACATTGGCAGGGGCCGCTAACTTATCGGAAATTGCCGATATTGAATATATACAAAAGAAACTTTTAACCGCATTAAGAATACCTAAAGCTTATTTAGGTTTTGAGGAACCTGTTGGTGATGGAAAAAATCTTTCATTACTTGATATTAGATTTGCAAGAACAATACACAAAATACAAAAAAGTGTTATTGCTGAATTAAATAAAATTGCAATTATACATTTATTCCTTTTAGGATTTGAAGATGAATTACAAAACTTTACATTAGGTTTAACCAACCCATCTAAACAAGCTGATTTATTAATGGTTGAGGTTTGGAAAGAAAAAGTTTTGTTATATAAAGATATGGTTACAGAAATACCTAACTCATTACAACCAACATCGGCAACTTGGGCTAAGAAACATATTTTTGGATTCTCAGATGAAGAAATTAAAATGGAATTACAACAAATAAGATTAGAAAGAGCGGTGGCCGCTGAATTAGCAAATACCCCAACCATCATAACACACACAGGTTTCTTTGATACTGTGGACAAATTGTATAAAGTACAAACAGGTAGCACCCAAACCGCGGGAGCGGCACCAGCCGAAGGAGGAGCAGGAGCACCACCACCGCCAGGAGGGGCACCACCACCACCGCCAGGAGGGGGAGGAGCTGAAGGCGGAGGACCCCCAATCCCTGAAAACTTTAAAAAAGATAATTTAAATTTACTTTTAGAAAGTGACGATATAACAGAAGATGAGTATATAGATTTATCAAAAGCCTCAAATTCTTTAGGGGATATAGAAAACGAGTTAGATAAATTACTAAATAGCTAATATTTATAATAAAAAAAATTATGAAGTTTGGAATTTTAAAATCTAAAATAGAAAAGTGTTTAATTGAATCATACAATAAAAATACATTTAAAGATAATATTTTTATATTTAACGAATTAGTAAAAAAAAATAAAAATATAAGTAAACTTTATTTTTTGTATGACGAACTTTCTTCAAAGAAAGGGTTATCAGAATCCGTTGCAAATGATTTTATTAATGAGTCAATTATTATTTATGAAAACACTTTTAATAAAATTTCTAAAAAAAATTTAGAAGAAATTAAAATGTGGATTAATAACATAAAAACTAAAAATAACTATGAGGAGATTGATAATTTATTTTCTAATAGTGTTGTTATGTTAGAAAATAAATTACAAAGTAGAAAAAAAATTGTTGAGTCTTTAAAGTC